TTTACAAAATTTGGTGCAGTTTCAACACTAACTGTTATGGAGGTGGCTGGGTAATGGCATTAACAAAATTAAATTTTTCTAGTGCAAGTAGTTTTTCAACTGGCTCAATAGTTAAATCTGAAACAACACCATTTACAAACTTTGGAACTATTGATCTTTCTAATACTGCAAATGGTACTGATGTTTCTGGCACAGAACAAAGTTTCACAAGAACATTTTTAAATAGTAAAATACTTGTACAATATAATTTTAAATGTACATCATATTTAGTTGCTTATTTAAATTTACAAAGAAAAATAGGTAGTGGTAGCTATGCAACTGTTTCAGCAGGTGCAACAGGAACTCAAGGTGGAAGAACATCTAATAGACAACTATTAGGTCAATATTATAATACCACTTCTGTAAATGGTATGGGTTATGGTATTCATGCAGACTTTTATCAATTTCTTGATTCAACAAGTACAGGTTTAACAAATACAACTGATGCAATAACTTATAAAATAACTGCTTATGCTGATAATGCTTCTGGCAGAGACCTTTATATTAATGTAGATGGTTATACACCTTCACATTCAAGCTATAGTAATACTGTTGAATCTTCAGTAACTTTTATGGAAATTAAGGTTTAAATTCTGGGAGTTCTATTAGAGTATATGCCAAGACCATCAGTAACAGAAGTAAAGTCACAGATAGATACACATGAAGCTGTATGTGCAGAAAGATGGAAAGAAACCATTCTTCGTATCAAACGCATTGAGCATATTATGATAGGCACAGCAGGTACAACCATTGTCCTTTTAATAGGATTGTTAGTGAGGTAAAGTGGATCCAGCAAGCATTGGCCTAGCCATTACAGCAGCTTCTAAGGCTTTTAGTGCTATCAAAGCTGGGTTTTCAGCTGGTCGTGAAATAGAATCCATGGGTAAAGATTTATCTCGTTGGATGGGAGCCATAAGCGATATAGATAATGCAGAGAAGTCAGCTAAGTCTGCATCACCACTTAGAAAATTATTCAAAGGCAAAGAGATAGAAGCTAGTGCAATAGAGGCGTTTACTGCAAAGAAAAAGCTAGAGGCACAAAGACAAGAGCTAAAGTCATTTATAAATTTTCACTATGGAGCTAATTCATGGAATGAAATCTTGCATATGGAAAAGGAGATAAGGCTTCAAAGAAAGAGAGATATTTATGAAAGGCAAGAAGCCATAAGAAAGATTTGGGAAATAATAGGATGGGTGTTATTATTTGTTACAGTAGTAGGTTTTATATTTATATTAGCTTGGATGTATAAGGAGAGTAGGTATGGGTAAAAAGTTACAACCATCTTCACAATATGATAAGTACGATATCAATAATGACGGAGTAGTTAGCGATGATGAGTTTGCACATATGGCTGAGATTAAAAGATTAGAACATGACCTCAGAAAGCAAAGAGCCCAAAGAAGGATGGCTACTGCAAGTCTTATTGCCATGGGTAGTTTTACTGCTGCAATGTTTGTTGTCGATATTGAACGAGTACAGGCACTTGCTGATATCAGTAACCTTTTCTATATTTCTGGGGCTGGTATTGTGGGAGCTTATATGGGAGCTTCAGCCATAATGAATAGGAACGGAAAGTGAAGCCAGCATTTTTGCTGATGTGCTACCTGTCAGGTAATCCAGCTGGTACATTGCATTTTCAATCGGTAAATACAGCACACTATTTTAAATCATACTTAGATAATCAAACTGTAAAGATTGGTGAAACAGAGCAGAGATATGACTGCTTTGTGAAATTAGTTAAAGTAAACAAAGAAATGAGGTTATGGTAATGATACAAGCACTTATAGGCCCAGCAACAAAGTTGTTAGGCAAATTTATCGAAGACAAGGATACTAAAAATAAAATTGCATTTGAGTTAAGTACAATGGCTGAGAAACATGCTCAACAACTGGCTATGGCTCAAATAGAAGTGAACAAGGCAGAAGCTGCAAGTGGATCACTATTTAAAGGTGGATGGCGCCCAGCAGTTGGCTGGACATGTGCGATTGCTTTTCTCTATCACTTTATCCTAAAAGATTTAATAATATTTGGATGTGCTATTGCTGGTATAGATCTACCAGTTCTACCTGAGTTTGACATGGGTACACTTCTAACTGTTCTTGGTGGCATGCTTGGCATTGGATCACTAAGAACCTATGAGAAGCAAAAGGGATTAACAAAATGATTGCGATGTTATGTGAGAGGTGTAAAGTAGCTCTTGTAAAAACTGGGGTAAGAGATGTTTATAAATGCCCTATGTGTAATGTAATATTTAACTTGAGGCTAAAATGAAAGAAAACTTTGATCATTGTTTAGAGCTTGTCCTCGAACATGAAGGTGGCTTTGTTAATCATCCTAAAGACCCAGGAGGCATGACCAATAAAGGCATAACCAAACGGACTTATGAAAAATATCTTGGCAGAGAAGTAACCGAAGATGAAATGAGAAACATACCAGATGAAGATGTTAAGGACATATACAAGAAAAAGTACTGGGACAAAGTCAAAGGGGATGACTTACCTAGTGGTGTTGATTGGTGTATCTTTGATTTTGCAGTTAATGCTGGCCCTAGTAGAGCAGCTCGTAATGTTCAACAGTTTGTTGGTGCTTCTATTGATGGAGTAATCGGAGCAAAAACCATCAATAGAATCACACAGTACCCAGCTGGTATCAAAGGAGTAATAGAAACCTATACAGCTCAAAGGAGCCAGTTTTATAGGAAGCTAAAGACATATGATACCTTTGGGAAAGGTTGGGATCGTAGAACATATAAAACTAGAGAACAAGCTATAGAGCTTTTGTCCTAGCCATATCCTCTGTAATCAGCATTAACTCCAGCTGGTGTTTTAATTTCGTCATCATCAGCTGTATATCTTAGTGCTAAAAAGAAATCCATATAAGGTTTAGGTATGTATCTCTTGTTATCTTGTTCTGTTAAGGCCCTAGGGTCGTCTTCAAACATTTCTTCTGTCATGTGAATATTCCTTTTGAAATTATAAGTTATAGTTAATATGCACCTGAGAAACGACAACTCTAGGTGTCCTCCACTAAGCTGTCGTTTCTTTTAACTTTTGCAATAATTTTTTATATTTCTTAATCATCTTTGGTTCTGTGATATACTTCATGTCAAGCAACGTAACTAATGTTGCCATTAGTAATTTTACATCACCTTTTTCTAATAAAAGCTCAATCATTCTTTCCTCCTACCATAGCTTCTTTTTGGTTATGTTTTAGTTCATAAGCTAGAGCAATGTATCCTATTGCATCTAGATAGTTATCATCGTTAGCTGGATTTGCTCTGGCTCTGATCATCTTCAGTTCAGCTAGCATCATAGCAACTTGATATGGTGTGACATTCCACATTTCTGCAAGTATTGTAAATGTCTTGTGTGGATCACCATGTACTGTCTGTCGTTGCAGTAAAGTTTCTTTTGCTTGGTTAAGTATTTCATTTCTTTTCATATCAATATGCCAATTGTTTTGTTGTTGTAAAAGTAATTTTGCCTCTTTCATCTTTAGAAACCCAGCCATTACCAATCCATTTATCTTTGAAAGTCTTATTACCTTTCATTTTTTCTAAGATAATTTGTCTTTCAATAGCTTCTCTTGTAGCTTCAGATATATTGTTTTTCATACACACCTCATTATTCTTGTAATTAAAATAAATTTTTATTATGATATAAATTCACTTGCCTGAAAGGGCTGTGGTAGGGGGAAGACTAGAGGTGGTGATAGCTCCTCGCCTCTAGTCTTTTTGTATTAGTTAGCTTTCTTTACCTTCAGTTTTGATAAACAAGATTTGTAATGATCTTGAACTGATATGACAAAAGTCTGCGATAACTTATTGATTTTAGTACTGTTTCCATGCCATGCATCCTTAAGTGACTTCTCATCTTTACAGTCTGAGAATATCTTTTTGATGACATCTGCTTCTTGATTAGATGAATCATCATTGAAGAATACATCATTGAGAGGTATATCTTCACCAGCATAGACGTTCAAGCCAAGACCAAAGTATGCAAGACACTTAGTCAATGCTCTCTGATGAGCATTGTTGACATCAGTTGAGTCTGGTATTCTTGATTGACCATCTCTTTTCTTCTTGCCAAACTTAGTGTTTGCTTCTGAGTTGATAGCTTGCATGTAGTTATCCATGACAGGAAAGACCTCAGTAATTGTCTGACCTTGTATTGTCACAGATACCTGGACATATGTATTACCTTTGTAATCTCTCATGAAAGGCAAAACATTGTTCTGATTGTCTGTAAATGTATGCTTAACAAATGTTGCATCATCAAACTCTTTCTTGACAAAAGCCCAAGCCCATGACCATGAAAGGTATGTAGCATCTCCTTTTTTCTCTACATGTTTAGAAACATCTACCTTTGCTAGTGTTTCATATACGTTTTTCTTAGTTCCCATCTTTCTCTCCTTTTGGGTAAGTGTGTTTCAATGTGATTGCTTTAGTAGTCTTTGATCTAGTCATCACAATCTTATGACCTTTGTGATTACCACCAATGTCAAATGTCATCTTACGACAATTGTCTGGCATGTAATGTTTGAATACAGACTTAGCTTCGTCTGCAATGTCGATGGCTTGCTTTGATTCAATGATGTCACTTGCATTGACTCTCATCTCATGTTCCATCTTCTCATCCCACACAGGTAAGTCTGACATATCCATAGTCACCATATCTGACCAATCAACTGGTGGTAACAATTCAAATCCCTCTGGCTCTACGCCATCACGATACCATGACCAAAACTTTACACATTGCTCAAGATAGGAATCAATCCATGCTTGATCTCTTTGAATGTATCTGTATTCCAAGTTACATCTGACACCAAAGAACACAACAAGATAGCAACCATCTTTAGCTGATGTGTGAATGTGATGCTGACATTGTGGTGCATACAGATCACATAGCTCATCCATATTTCTGAACTGCCAATGTGTCTTAGCTTCTACTGGTCTACCATCAGCTGCAATTGCATCATAGGTTGAGTGTATTGGTGCAATGCCATGATCGACAGTCTTGCCAGATTGTTGATTACGAAACTTCATCTTCATTATCTCTTCACCTTTTTCCAATACAAAAGGTTCCATGAATGTACCAGCTTCCATCAAGAATCTAGTTTGTTTGTCAAATATCTTTTCTAGGCTATTGCGTTTCTGTTCTATCAGTTCATACCATGATGAATAACTACCATTAGCAATAATAGATGCCTCACTTGAACCAATAAAATTTCTTCTAGCGTTAAGCTGCTGTTGACTTAGTGCCATAGTTTCTGCCCTCCAATTCTTTGTTGCTTAGTTCATCAAGTGGCTCATGTTTATCTTCATGCTCTACTGCACTCCAGTTCAAACTACTGAGTCTATCGAACTTAGCTCTGTTAATGTAACCATGAGTATAGTACTCATGAACGACTTGCACAAATGTATCACCAACATTAGGTCTTAGTAATGGTGCTATTTTTTGTGTAAAAAAGTCAAATGTTTTCCTAGTCATAAATGCCATTATGTCCTCCGTATGCTAGTATGAGATTGCACCCTCATATTTATTTTAAATCAAAATTATTGACATTACAACTAACCTCTGGCTATTGTAAGCTAGAGGTGTGCAATGACTGAAAAGAGATATGCTGATGATCTTGTTACTCAGTTAAAGAAACGAAGATACCAGCTAGGTCTACCACAAGCTGCACTAGATGATCGTATAGGATGTGCGACTGGTCTAGTTGCCAAGTGGGAAACTGGAAATCGAAAGCCAACAGCTTTTAATTTGTATTGTTGGGCTGAGGCCCTTGGTTGCAAACTAAAACTGGAGGTTCGTAATGATAGTATGTGGCATTGATCCTGGACTAAATGGAGCAGTTAGCTTCATTCACTCAGACTCAAAGTATATTCAAGCTGAGAAAGCACCTGTGTTTAGAGTAAACATAGGAAAGAAACAAAAAAGATTCCTAGATATGTGGAGTCTTAACAGTATCTTAGCTGATCAGAAACCAGAGCATGTATTCATAGAAAAACAACAAGCTATGCCACAACAAGGTTTAGCTAGTACATTTGCAACAGGCATGGGATATGGTATATATCTTGGTATGCTTGTGGCAATAGGTTTGCCATACACAGAAGTTGTACCTCGTAAATGGAAAAGTGATCTTAACTGCACAAGTGATAAAGATGCTACTCGTAAAAGAGCATCTGAGTTAATGCCACAAGGCTCACATCTTTGGCAGTTAAAGACATATGATGGTCTTGCCGAAGCATCCCTCATAGCTTATTGGGGGATGAACTTCAGCAAGTATCAATAGTTTTACTTCACATTCTTGAGTAACTCAATAGGATCGTAAGACTTACCATCTCTGATAGAGGCGACAATCTTTTCTACAAGATCACCTTTCTTATCTCTCTCAGAGTACTTGATCTTCAGTTCATTACACAACATGTATAACTGTGTAGTCTTGTACTTCTTGATCCAGTTGTAGTCTGGCTGAAACCAGTTGTCTTCTAGATTTGCCTTGTACATAAGTTCATTCATTTGACTTGTTTCACCTTCTGTAGATGAAACCATAGCTCTTATATACAATGCACGACAACAATATTGATATCCCTTACCAATAAAGAACTTGGCTCTTGGTAGATCAGGATTCTTTTCTACCCAATCTGAAAGCTCTTGACGTATTTGACCAAGCTCATTGGCAAAAAGATCGTTAGGTTCTACCAGACTGTTTTCATAAGTAGGCTCAACAGACTCAGCTGATATATTAGTGTAAGGTGTAAATAGATTGCCACAGAAATAACCAAGCATATCTTGAGGCTCTGGTTTGTGCTGATTGTAGATAGCATTTCTCAAAGCACCAAAATGCATTTGTATCATCTCTTGGTGTTGTGGATTAGACATATCAGCAAGTGTAAGTTCTGGCACTTCACCATTCTCTACTGCTTCAATCTCAGCTGCACTAGCCTTACGCTTGTCCAACCATTTCTGCATGTAGAACTCACCACGTCTCCAGTCATAGTGTACAGTAATCTGTAGATCAGCATCTTTGTAAGTCTTTTTGTCAAAGTCTTTGGTTAGATGCTTGACTATGTTGGTAGCTTCATAGACTGGTGTGTCCTCAAGATAGTGAACTTTCTCAAACCTTTTAGACCAATAAGCAATCTTGTCTTCTACATACTCCATCTGTAGCTTTTGTAGTTGATCTACATTAGCAACATACTGTCTGTCTGAAAACAGATCACCCTCAAACTCAATGTCTTTGTAGAGCTTGTGGTTTGGTGGAATGATCACTTTGTCTTTCATGATTTGAGCATTGTCAATCTGCCATTTGATATCACGATAGTCATAGTCACCTTCACATGATTTGAACAACTCTGACTGTTGTGTCTTGTTTAGTCTTGTAAACAAAGAGGCTGTACCAAGATTCATCTCACAGTTACGAAATGCTTTCTTGACTGCTGGTATGAGTTCAGACAATGCGACTCTCTGTTGTACCCACTTACCAGTTTGACCAAATCTTTTGGCAATAGAATCAAAGTCTTCTGATCCATCTTCACATAGTTTGAAGATTACATCAGACTCATCAAGTGGATGCATGCCTTCTCTCATCATGTTAGCATGTAAGCCAACTTCTCTGTCATGTTCATCAATGACTTTACATTCTACTGGCTCAATGGATTCTGCACCATATATTTCTTGTAGTGCTTTGAATCTTCTGTTGCCATCGATGATGATGTAACCTGTACCATTCTTCTTGACGACAAGATTGTGTAACAAGTCACGACTTTGTATTGAGGCAATAAGTGCATCAAGATTGTTAGCCTTTACCTTTCTGATATTGTTAGGATCAGGCTTGAGTTGATTTAAAGGTATTTTCAAATTATCCTCCTTAGTTAGTTACGTTGGTTAGAATTTTATCCGTGATGAACTTGCTGGAAAAAGCAACTGCAATCCACAGAGGCGCTGCAATAACTGATACAACAAGAGTCGGATTGATACCCAAAGCCATCATACAAAATAGTATGAGGCCAGATTGGATGAGATGAACAACCACAAACCATCCAATCCATGATGCTTTGCGATTGAGAAAATGAAACTCTTTAATTCTATGCCACATCTTTGTCCTCCTTTGGCTTGTCCAATAATTTTTTATCTGCAAGAAGTTTGAAAAGTTCTTGCTCTTTCTTCTCAAGTTCTTCAATCCAATACTTCATACTATCAAGGTCTTTTAATAGTGTCATGTCCTGATGTTTGAAACTGTGGCTGACACATGACTTTTGATAGATAGCTATAGCTTCTCTTGCATAGGTAATTTCTTTAGCAAGTAATTTTATTTTACTCATAGACGATTCTTCCTTTCTGTCTAGATTTATCTGCATACTGTGAAATAGTATACTTAGGTTGAAAATACAAATCCCTCTCACAATTTGGCTTTAGTGACATAAGGTCTTGCAGATGCACATAGCCAAGTTCAGGGAATCCCTGACCAAGATCACAGAGGCCAAACATCATGTTCTCATCATCAATCTCTGAGATGAGCCATGTTGCAGCACCAAATGGTGTAAAGTATTTGACAACTGGTTTGTGGCTAACTGTATCATCTTTTATTGTGGCGATATGATTCTCTTTTAATTTATTTTTTATTTGTTGAGGCAATAGCTCCATTTTCTCCTCCTTTTGGATGCTAGTTTTTTATTCTTCTTTATATGCTTTCGGCTCATTGATACTATCTCAGAGCCTTTTCTTTTCTTAATCCCTCGGCTCATACGTCACCTCATAGCTTTTGAGTTGTGAGTCCAGGTGTTTGTTGTTGAGATGACATAAGACTTGTACTGCCTTATTCATGCCATGTTTGTAACCAATGTGATAGGCCATTGATTCTTTGTCTGTCTGGTCATCAGTTGTGAACCATTCAATACGTTGCTCCATGTCTGATGGATAGTCTTCATCAAAGTCAAAACCTTCAATGG